CTGTTGGACATGCACAGATACAAGCTGGCCGAGGAACTGGCGGCACGAGAAGGGAAGAAAGTGACGGGGATGCTGCGGGAGATGGTGTATGCGGCACTGGAGAAAAGCCTGCCAGCATCGGACTACAAAGCAGCAGAGGCGGCTGATAAGGCGTCGTGGGCGGAGTCGGTGCAGCGAAGGGTGCAGGGAAGAATGCGCTCGAAGCAGCAGCCAGGTGTGTCAGAAATTGACGCATGAGTCCCAGTCAGATTTCTTCATAGTCTGGCTGGTTGGGTAGAAGGGGTAGTAGGGTTACACAGTAACCTGCTTTTTTGATTGTGACGCGCTACGTGGTGATGACCGGGGACCGCTGGGTCACGGCGGTTTACGGGCCGGGGAATGGTGTGGGATTTACGCAGACCAAAGAGGATGCGTCGAGTTGGGTCACGTATGAGTGTGCGGTGGCGGCGGCCAAGGTTGTGATGCGCCAGGTGGATACGCCGGTGTTTGTCCACAGTGTTGAGGAGCCCGCGTTTCCGAGGTCGTGGAACTGATGGAGTTCTACGAAGTGCAGGTATGGCTGGCGGGACGTGGGGCGCTGCGCCAGTTGGTTAAGGCGACGTCGCTGGAGCACGCGCTGGTGATTACGCGGTGTAAGTACCCGGGGAGTCAGGTGGATGTGCCGCCGCCCGTGGCAGGGAAACCTGCCCTGGTGCGGTCGCACACCAGTCCTAGCCTTGCGGCGAACGCACGAGTGAAGGCCGCAAAGGCGAAGCGCATGAAGAAACCGGCGGCGTGGGCCCAGAAAGCGTGGGCGCGTGTGCAAGCTGACCAGGCTAGGACCGATCTACTGGAGCGCCTCTATCTGGAGGATTCGCGGGATAAGCCGGGGCACCCGCTGCACGGGTGCTACACCGGGTTGTACCAGCAGATGGTGGATCGGATGAACGTGGAGCACGCTTAGGCCGAGTCGCGGTCGAGGCCGAACTGGTCCGTTAGGTTGTTCGCGGCTTCGCGGATGGCCCAGCGGGCTTTTGTTTGCTCCAGTTGGTGGAGGGTGTTAAGGATTAGGGCGGCTTCGAGGAGGCCCCGGTAGTCGCCGGAGTTGAAGCGGTCCACCAGCCACTTGTCGGTGGAGGCTTTGTGGAATTGGGACTCGACGCTGTGCTCGATCGGGTTCATCGTTACTTGGGGCGGATTTTCATGAACCAGCCGGTGTCGTTGCCATCGACAAGCCAGCGAGGCAGCCAGTTCTTGCGGGAGTATGCCACGTTTGCACCGCCCTTATGGCTGACATACCCGCCCTGAACAAGATTCGCTTCGCCGTTCGGATCGCAGTGAATAAAGTGCGTGGGGGTGAAGCCGATGACGACGCTCCAATGGCCCGTACCACCGGGTTTTGATACGTGGTTCTTGTGTAGCCAGCCGACCGGGATAGGGTGACCGTTGATAATATCGTTTTCGAGGTCTTCGGCGGTGCCGTCCATCTCAAAGGTGGCAGTGAGGCCCAGGGCTTTGAGGGCAGCTACTTGGGCTTTTGGATCTGTAGTATCACCAAAACGAGCACGCAGACGGTTGTATTCGTAGTCGCCCGAGATTTTTCCGTAGTAGCGGGCCACCATGGCACAGCTGGAACTAAAGCACTGGCGGTAACCAGTGGCGCCATCGTCAGGGCCTAGCTGGTATTCGTAAGGGACTTTGAGGATTTTTTCCTGTGGTTTGATGGCCGGATTAGTTCCAGCGTGTTGATCCATCAGAGCAATCAGTTTGCCCACGTAGTTGGGGTCGGTTGCGTAGCCTTCTTTGATCAACCACTTGGCGGCTTCTTCGCGGCTATTTGCGTTATTACACCCTTTGTACTGTTTGTAATCCTTGTACCAGTGATCTACGAGGTAAATGACGCAGGAGAGAAGATCGGGGAAGTCAATGAAGCTGTCGGTAATAGTGATCCACTGGTTGTTGATGAACTCTTGGGTTTTGGTGCTGGTGCCGGTGCCTTTGAGGCCGAAGAAGTTGTTGCGGCCGGAGACGATTTTGCCGTAGCCGGATTCCAGGGCCCACTGCGCGGCGACCAGTTCGGGGAATTTGGCGCCGGCGACGCGGGCGGCTTCTAGAACACCTTCCCATGTGTTGGGGAAGTTGGTTTGTTTGCCTGCGACGCTCCAGGTTTTGAACCAGCCCCGGTCGCGGTTTAGCAGGGTCGGGTCGGCCTTGAGGAGAGCTTGCTCCAGTTCGGTGATGGCCGCGAGCTGGTGGGGGAGGCCCTTGTAGAAGCGGAATAAATCCGCCAGGCGTACTGGGGTCGAGGCCATCGGGGTACTGCGTTGGGGCAGAGGAGCGCTCAGCGGCGCTTTGGGAAAACGGCTTTGGCCACCATCAGCAGAGCTTGGATGATGCCGTTGGCGCGGATTCCGGGGTACAGGCTCAGGGCCTCGGAGGTGGCGGCAACCGCGATGGCGATGGCGGCAGCTGTGGTGGGGTTCATGTGAGTAGGAAGGCTGCTAGAAGTGTAGCTGTACTAGAGAAGAGCGCCAGCGCATGAACTGCTGGCTGTCGCTACCTTTTGGGTAGCCACGCTTGGGTATGGACCATCAGATCGAAGATGGCGAATACTTAAATAAAAAGCAAGCTAAGTTAAGGTTTAGACAAGATATTCTGTGGCGCTGGCGGAATAGGTGTGCTTACTGCGATTGTGACTTGGGGAGGTCTGCGACCTTAGATCATGTGCTGGCAAAGAGCAGAGGCGGGCACACGCATCCACGGAATCTGGTTCCAGCGTGCTTGGCGTGCAATGTGCAAAAGGCCAGTTCGCCGTGGAGGGACTGGTTCAGAGCACAGGTGTTTTGGGATGAGCGACTGGAGGCGGAGATTGAGGATTGGATCAATCCGTCGGAGGTTGTGTAGGATCCCAGCCCATGCCTTCGAGGTACATGCGGGCGATGTATTCGTCTTCGGCGTAGCGGCAGATGCTGTTGTGGCAGGCGCGGTAGAAGATTTCGCCGCGCTCGTTTTCCAGTTGTTCCAGGGCGTATCCGTCGGGATACGAGGTGGATCGGATGACGGGCATTAGGAGCGGACCTCTAGTTTTGTTACGCGCTGTTCGACGCTGTTGAGGCGGGTGAAGGTTTCTTTGCGGTCGTCTTTGATGTCGGTGTGGAGCACTTCGAGTTGGGTGGCGATGTGCTCCACTGCAGATGTGAGGCGTATTACCGCCTCTCGGGCTTCGTCACTGCGGCGACTAAATCCCATAGCGCCCATGGCCGCCACAGATATGGATGCGCCAGCGACGGCGGCAATCACCTCAATCATGGCGGCTGGCGCTACCTAAGTAGACTAGCGGCCTTGCCCACGAAGACGCTTCTTGCCGCGACGCTGTGGGCGGCTGTGTTGGCCGAAGCCTTGGCGGGTGGTCTTGGGAGGGCTTGGCTGAGGGTCAACGCGAGCGGTGCCGGTCTTGCTCTTTACAGTCATAAGCCGAGTCGCTCAGAAGAGGGCTCCGGTGATGCAGGCGCAGGCGGCTGCGGCCAGGTGATGTCAAACGGGTTGGCAGCATCGGCCAGGTCGCGCAGGGCCTGGCGGTAGGTCGCCCAGGCTTCACGATCAGCGCCGAGGTCGTAGTCGGTGATCTGCGTCCAGTCGCAAGACTGCAGCAGCTGGATGCGCCGTTCGCGGACCTTGGCGTGTTGCGTTTGCAGCTCATCGAAGCTGTAGGGGCGCACGATGTACTCAAGCGCCTCGCTGTCCCAGTCGATCGTTTCCAGCTTCGGGTTGCACTCAGGTCGCTCGTATGGGCCGCTGTAACCGGCACGCTCCAGCTCGTCAGGCGTGAAGGTGCTGGCGTCCGTGCGGGTGCTGCCGTCCGCAAATCGGATGCGGTGGGGGAGGGGTGCTGGGGTGGATTGGCGGTGGGAGTAGAGAGTCATGCGTTGGGGAATGGTGCGGTAGGTGGCGTGAAGGCAGAGGTGTATCGGGCAACATTTTTTGTGATTCTAAAATCGTCTACATACCCGTTTATGTTGCCTTCTCTACCAACAGATTCTGCCCCAATCGCCAACTCAGCATTCGCTGAAACATTTGTGGAGTTTGTACCAGATGCGCGGCTTGTGCCGTCTATCCAGAGGTTGATGGCGTTGGAAGCGCGAGTCACAGCAAAATGCACCCACTGACCCGTTGGTAAATGCGTCGTGGCGAAATCGTAATTAGTGCCTTTGACCCAGAGAGACGATGTAGTGGGATACAGTTGCAGCA